GCGCTCCTTGTGAGGAGCGGGCGCGCATCCTTGCGCCTTTGTCGGCCGTCATGGCCGTCCCGCTTGTACGGGACTAGCCAACGACTCGGCCGATGACACCAGCGTCCGCGTTGGTCACGGGCGACTCTTCGGCACGACCCAGGCGGGCCACCATCGCCACGTTCGCCGTGGCGCCGGGCGTGTAGGACACCTTCAGGTAGCGCTTCTTGGCCTTCGTGTCGATGTCCAGCTTGAGGACGGACGTCAGGGCCGTGCTCGTGACAGCCGGAATCGCGAAGCCACCGACGCCGCCGCCCACCAGGGCCGTGACGTTCGAGTAGGACGAGTTGTCGTCCGACTCTTCGACCTTCACGGCATTGGCGAACACCGTGCTGGCGTTGCTCGCCCGCAGCACGGTCACGCTGGCGTGATCGTAGCCGAGGGTGTCGATCGTCAGCGTGGCGGTCGCGGTCGCGCCGATAGCCGCAGCCTCGACGTTCGCAACGACCTTATGGTTCTGGGAGTGGATCATGCTTCAGAGGCTCCTGTTATCACGAGGCGGCCGAACGGAGAGCGATCACGGGACCGACCTCCGAGTTCGTGCCGAGGGTGTGGGCAACGGAATCGAACCGCATCGTTCCCTGGAGCAGGAGCTGGTCGGTGGTCGCGTAGACCTGATCGAACAGCCGCACCGAGAAGTCACGACGCCGGGCGTAGATGCAGGCGAGGTTCAGGTTGCCGAAGAGCACCTTCACCTTGCTGGTGTCCGCGCCGAGGGTGCTGTTCATCACATGCACCATCCGCACGGGGTAGCCGAGGAAGGACTCGCCAGCCGCCGCACCGATGTTCTCGACGGTGTTGCCACCGGCCGCGTACTTCAGGCGGGCGATGCTCGCCGCGTAGCCGGCCGGCGACACATACCAGGCCGCTCCCTGGCGGGCGTAGAGGGGCAACTTGCCCATCACGGCCAGGAAGTCCTCGATGTCCAGCGTCTCGAACGCCGTGTTGCCCGAGGCGGCCGACACCACCGAAGAGGTGTGCGTGCCGTCGTTGATCTTGTTGATGACGCCGTTGATGCCGCCGTAAGAACTCGTCCCATCACCGATCCAGCCGCACTGGTCGATTCTGAAACTGAGCGAGGTGGAAAATTCTTGCGCGACAGCATCTGCAAGTGCCACCACGCCGGCCGTATCTTCCACCACCTCGGTGCTCATCCGGCAGCCGACGGCGAGCTTCTTAGCGACGAGCGACACGTTGCCGTAGGTCGGCTCGCTCTCGGTCACTGCGGAGCCTTCGCCCACGAAGTAGGCGGTCGTCCCCGACAGGCGCTTCGGGATCACCATCGTGTCACGGCTCATCGACACGTTCTCGACGGCGCCGGGGTAGGTGCCGTAGGTTTCGACGAGACGGATCACGCGAGCGGCGAACTCTTCCGGCACCAGGCTGCCGCCGGCCGAGTTGCTGCCCTCGTTGAGGGCGCGGGCCTCGACGCCGTGCTCACGGCACCACCGAATGTCGGACTCGTTTTTGAACACGGTGGCCTTGATCCACCGGCCGCAGCGGTAGGCGCTCTCGACGGCATCGGGGCCGTCGTTGAACGCACGCAGGGTCGAGTGATGCGGGTTGATCGCCCGAATCTCGACCTTCTTGGGCTGCTCGGCAGCCACGGGGGCGGCGGGGGCCGCCGGGGCCGCAGCCTCGACGACAGCGCGGAGTTCCTGCTCCTTTGCGGCGAGCTTGCCCTCGAACTCCAGGTCGGACTTGACCTTGTCGGCCTCGTCGGAAAGCCGACGGAGTTCCGCGGTCTGATCCTCCGAACGCTCGGCCACATCGGCCAGTTCGGTCATCCGGGCGGCGATCGCCGCGGCACGGTCCTGAAGACGCTTGAGGTTGCTCGCCATGATTGGCCTTGCTCCTTGTGAAGCCGGCCAATCGCGAAGGTGCGGCGGCCGGCGGGTGGTTTGCCCGCAAGCGCGCCGCGAAATGAATCCTCAAGTCGCTCGCACTGCTCCCTGCGAAATCCTTCGCAGGGCGTATATCTTGATTTGTAGGGTACAGACTACTTGCCGTGCAAGTGAGTCCGCAGCATCGTTGCCTTGAGCGACGCGATCTTCGACCGAACGTCGTTCATCGACGGCGAAGGAGCGACAGGCTCGAGCGACTCTTCGTCGATGTCTCGCTCCTCGTCGATCGTCGGAAGATCACGCTCGCCTTCAAGTTCCTTGACCTTGCGGGCCGACCAGTTCTTGGCGGCGTTTCCGCCCCACAAGAGCCACGCCACAAAGCCGGGCTTCTCTTCGCCGGCCTTGTCCCAGCCGGGGGACTTGCTCGCCGACTCGTGCCGCGCGAACCAGGCGTTCATCTCGCGAACCCAGTCCTCGTTCATCTCCTCGCGGCGGGCTAGGCGGTTCGCGCGGGCCACCGTCTCCGGCTTCAGGCCGTCGCCAGACTTGCCTTCCTCGTGGAGTTTTAGACCTCTTCGAGCCGCCGAGGCCATTCCGGCCGTAGGCTTAAGGCTGACGGCGGCACGTTCTTCTTCGCCGGCCGCCACCGCACCGTCTTCGGGGGCGGCGGTCGCTTCGGCTTCAGGAGCCGCGACAGAATCTTCGACCAGAGCGCTATCCGCTCGCTGCTCATTCGCAGGCTCCTCGGCCTTGGTGTTCTCGGCGAGGGCCATTTCGATGGCCCGCTTGCTGACGTAGGTTTCGGTGGCGAGATAGGCCGGGGTGTCGACGGGGCCGGCGTCGCCAAGGAACGAGAACTTCTTGATCCGACGGATCATTCGGCCGTTGGCATCGCGAGTCCACGACTCGTCTGCTGGTTTCGAGCGGAAGGCGAAGCTTGATCCGCGAACGTCGCCTCTTTCGATCAATTCGACGACGTCCGCAGCCGACCGCGGCGGGTCGATCTCGTACCGCAGGCCACGCTCGTCGACCGTCAGCCGCATCGTGCCGCTGGTGGTGCGGCCGATGACGCGCTCGTGGTTGTATTTGCCGAAGACGTCGGGATTCGACCGCATGACGTCATCGAACGCACCGCGTTCCACGATCTCGACAAAGCCACCCAAGTCCTGCGACTCGGATTCAAATACGGCGGCGTAGCCGCGAATGACCGTGCGGCCATTGTCGTCCTGCTTGACAACCAGCCCCGGCACCTCGCCGATCAGGCGTCGCTCAAGTTCGCACGATCCGTCCATGACTTCGTCGCCTCCTCATACGGCCTGCCGGAGCGGTGACACTCCAGGAGGCGGTTTCTCGTCTCTTCCATCCACGCAAGCACGAACGCCTCGATGTCGCGGCCAGTGGCCTTGGCGGCGTCCAGCAGTTCGGTCTTCATTCGCTGCTCGTGGGCCTCGAGCCACGCCTGCAACTTCCCCGGCTTGTTGCGGCGCTCGAGAATCCCGTCGGCCTCGACGGCCGCGAGCCGTCGGAGCGTCGTGCGGAAGAGCACCTCGGCCGCGGAGCGGTCGCTGGTGGCGGCGTCCGCAGGCGTCGGCCCGTCGTTGCCGTCGGTGGCCTCCTGCTCGTCGGCGTCGTCATCCATGCTGTCATCGCCGGAGGCGTCCGTCGCCGGCTCGTCGGGCGCACCCGTCGGATTCTCGGCGGTGAAGGCGTCCAGGAGTTGCATATTCACCTGGACGAACCGCTTGTTGCCGAGGCCGTCGGGGAGCGGGTTGTAGCCGATCTGGCCGCGGATTTCGTCGACGCTCAAGCAGCCCATGTTGAACATCTCTCGCAGAAACTGCGAGCGGGCCTGGTAGTCGCCGGCCATGAGCGCCGACATATCGAACTCGACGAAGTAGTTGGCCGAGTCCGCGATCAAGTCGCGACGGACGGCAAACTGCCACCGCCGGCAGTGCGGGATGAGCGAGAACGTCGCGAAGTCGATGGCCGACTGCTCGACGGAGTTGTAGCGGACGTTGCTCAAATCGCCGAGGAGATGTAACGGCACCCGATAGCCGCGCGAGATTTCTTCCACTGCATAGCGGCGTGTGGCGATAAGCTCCGCATGTTGATTGTTGACGGGGTCGCTCTTCTTGTGGAAGCCGAAGGGCATGACCACGGTGGAGAACGCTTTGGTCGGGCCGCGGTGGGCGTCGTCCCACTGGCTCTTGAAGTTCCGCAGGGCGTCCGGCTTGAACGGCTGGTCGGTTTCGATATACGTCCCCGTCTGGGCGCCGTTGCCAAAGAACGCGCTCGAGTGCAGTTCCGTCGCCCTAGCGAGGGCGATGGCGTCCTTGGCGAGCGAGATCGGGATGTAGCCGGTGACGCCGTCGCTCGAGAGCCAGCGGAGGTGGAAAATCTGATCCTGCCGGTACTTCTTCGGCTCGGCCTGCATCGGCTCGGTGTATTGGTACTGGAGCCGGCCGTTCTCGAGCCGGACGATCTTCATCCGGCTGGCGTGCAGGGGGATCAGTTGATCGACGGCCCCGCGGCGGCCGGGCTTGATGAGGGAGTAGGCGTTGCCCCAGAGGAGCAACTGGCTCATCATCCACTCCCGCCACTCGAAACTCGTCATCCAGTCATTCGGCTGGTAGGCGAGGACTTCCTGGAGCGGCTGTTCTTCGGCGATTTCCTTGCCTCCACCCGGCAGACGCCGGTAGAGGTTGAAGGGCATCGACGCGATGCTTTCGGATAGCACTCTTA